TCGATAACCATGTCGTGGTCGTCACCGAAATAGACCTCCGCATAATCGAGCACCACGCAATCCGTGTCTCCCGCCCCTGCGACTATCTCAACAGGTAGCGTGATAGGGGTGCAGGTGTCGAGCGTGCCATCGCCGAATGCGGAATCATCCACCATGTCAATGACCCTGCATTTGAGTGCGCCGAGGTTAAAAGTCGGGGAATCGAAGTACACGGTTATTGTCGTGCCGCTGACGCTGCAGTTGTTATACACGCCGTCGATGCACGATGCGGTGTATCTGCCGCAGCAATCGTCCCAGGCGTCCGCGTAGAACACAATCTTAAATGATTGGGGGACGTATGGTGCTCCGTTCTTCATCAGCGAAAACGTCAGCGTGAAGTCCGAATAGCGGTTGACGCGGTGGCTGGATGTATTAATCTGGATTCTCATATTTATATGTGCTATTGTTAAACTATAGAGAAAGGTCGTGATTGTTTCCGAAGGATGCGCTGCTCCCGCCGATGGACGTCCATGTGGTGCCGCCGTCATTGGTGACCTGCACACCGCTGCTCGTAATCCGCGCCCCGTCGGTTCCCTGCATCACAGTCACGCCGCTTGCGTTGACCGTCGTGGTCTTGGTGGTGGCTGCGAAGCAGTCGGTGCGGCTGTTGGACGGGTCGGTGCCTCGGATGTATAGGCGGTAGGTGCCGCTTGTGAAGGTGCCGATTTTCTTGAACGAATAGGTGTACTTGAAACGGACGGTGAAACTTACGTTCTCGCCCTTATCGAAATAGAGGATGAAGTTGCCGTTGCTGTCAGTCTCGGCCTCAACGAATTCGGTGAGGTACTGCTTCCCGTCGCGCCTGACCTTGACGGAATATTGTACACTTTTGGAGATGAGTGTAAAACACCTCTCGTTGGTGAGTTGTGCCCCGCAGTCCAACAGCATGAATCCAGCGGCGTTGGTCGCACCGATGGACACGCTGACGGCGTTGAGTTGTGCGGTGGCCTCATCCGTGGCGGTGTCTACAACCGTCACGGTGCTGTCCTGTACCGTGGTCCATGGAGCGTAACCCCATCCGACATCCTTGACGATGAGGTTGTACTTGTCCTCTACGGTCGCCGTCGGGTTTCCGCTGATGCGGTACCCAACCCCGTTGTCGTAGAGTTCGCTCTGCAGGAACTCGGTGTAGACCGCCCCGAGGGCATAGGTGTATTCGCTTCGATCGCCGAACTTAGACAGGTATTTCCCGTCGAGCGCTGCCATGGCGGCGTTGACCTTGTTGAGTTGGTTGCGCAACTGCGACACCTCGGCCTCCAGTGCAGCAATCTTATCCGTGATGGGTGTGAGGTCTACGGAATACCCGCTGCCGCTACCACCCGCCACGGCTGTCGAGCCTACTGTGGCGTTGGAGCCGCTACCCTGTGCGATATTGTATTTGGCTATTATCATAACTTCTCTACAAGTTTTAAGTCGCTCTTGCGGCGCTTCACGTCGAACTCCATCTTGTCAACGATGAACGTACACCCGAGGGTGCTGCTTGCGAACAGCGTTGCAGGAAAGATGCTGAACATCGGCTTCTTGAGTGACACGGTGAATACCTTGGCGGGTGCCGAGTACTGCTTGGTGAGCCTCAGCACCATCCATTCCTCTGCCCTGAGTGTGCCGTCGCTGACCTCTCCCGTCGTGCCGTGGTAGGTGGTCACGCTCCGGGCGTCGGTGGTAAGGGCGACGTTGGAAAGGCGGTCAACATAGGCATAGATGCCGCCGCTCTTCACTGCCACGCAACTGTAGTTGGGTTTCTTGTTGTCCCATGTGCAGACCTTGAACTCCACGTCCTGTGCCTCGCTGACGTAGTCTGCGTTGATGACGTTGGTGTATTCGGTGTCGGTGCTCTGGTCGCCGCTGTATGACGGGTCACCGATGGCAGCCTTGATTTTGAAGTTCTTCAGCGCTATCAGGCGTGCCTGGTATCCGGATGACCCCCCGAAGTCCATCGGGTTGAGGATGGTCAGTTTCGGCGTGCCGGTAAGCACTCCCGAGATTGGGATGGCGTACCCCGTTTCCGTCAGGCCAATATCCCACGTCACGGTGTTGACGATTCTAAGTTCCTTGAACATATTGGCATCTGCGCGGAGTTCGTCGGTGCCCTCCTTGACGAAGTAGAGTTTGAAGATGCTCTCGGTGGCCGTCCATTGCTCGCCATCCCACCACATGTCGCCCTGCTGCAGTTTGCAGCGGAGGTACGCCATAGGCTGCGAGATGTCCTTGCGGCCCCGGTTGATGTCGATTTTATCCTGCCCCGAATCAATCGGGTAGTTGCTGTTCTTGGTGGCCCCGTCCCACAACACACCGCCGCTGATGACATAGTAGGCGTTGTCACCGCCGTAGAGCGCCGACACATCCTCGAGTTCCGTCTCCATGTACGGGTAATTGGTGGCATCCCACATGTGCTCCGTCTCTGCGTTGGAGTAGTTCGGCTGGTCTGCAAGGGGGTTGACAAGAAGGATGTAGTCGTCCATGTCAAGACGTGAGGGTGCATCCTCATCACGCTCGTCCGTGTAGGTCTTGATGAACTTCGTGATGTCGTCATACTCCTTGGCGTGCGTTGTCCAGTAACTGACACTGGAAATCTGGCGCATCCACAAAATCTCACTGCGAACCATGAAGGCACCGCTCAAGGCCAGCGTGTCGGTGTAGCAAAGCGTGGGATAGTTGTTGGTGACATCATCCCATGTGCTGCCGTTGTACAGGTACTTGTGGCAGGTGACGGACGGGTTGGACATGTACTTGACGAACACACCCGACATCCATGTGGGCGATTCAAAGGTGTTGCTGTTGTCGGCCTTTCCGTTGATGTCAACGAACACCAGCATCTTGGTGTTGGTGTCGCCCATGGAGTTACCCGCCACGTTCTCAATCACGTCACCGTACATCGGGCCTCTATCGTCACCGAGATCGTAGTTGGTGGTCTTGGGGCACTCCATGTGGGGGTCGGTCTTGGTGATGTTCGCAGCGCCGTCGAAGAAGTCGGGCAAGACATCGTCATAGTCGTTTAATTTGCACTTGACGGTGATCTTATTGAAGACGTCACCCAGGGACAGCGATGCGCTGTCGTCATAGTGCAGCCCCTTCTCGATCTGGACAAGTTGCCCCGTGGTGGTCGCTGACGTGGGGGAGTCGCTGCTGCCTATAGCGTAGCGGTACCAGGTCTCTGTGCCGTTGCCCGCCTTGACGCTGTCATAGTCCACGAAATACACGCCAAGGCCGTTGGCCGTAACGCTGCAGCCCAGGAACAGGGCAATCTGCTCCAACACTTCCTGGCACGTCCATGCGGTGTCGGTATCGGTCTTCTTCTCGTCGCTTTTTTTGTCGTAAAAGTTGTTCTCGCTGACGTAGAGTTTGTCCATGATCGCACCTGCATCGCCGGGGACGTTTGTGTTCCTGGGCACATAGAAGTTGTTGTAGCAGTGGCACTGCTGGAGGATGTGGTCTACGATTTCACGGAACGAGCGCACCGCCTTGCTCTCGCCGACTGGCGTGTACTTGACATACTGCAACGTGCTGATGCCGTCGATGCACTCCAGTTCGATGGTGTCGATGGCCTGGTAACTCATGTCGTAGAGGTTGGGCGTGGCATACCCAACCCACTCGACGATGGCACCGCCGAGGCTGAGTTCTACCCGTGTGCCCTGTGCGGTAGGGCTATAGATGTCGAACATGTAGTCCTCCGTCACTACCTGGACGGTTGCCCCCGTGCCCTTCATCGCCTTGTAGATGGTGTCGTCGCCGCTGTCCATCGTCGTGACAAACGGCGTCTCACCCATCGTGATGGGCACTACCGTATCGTTGTCGGCGTTGTACGTCGGCGACCACCCCGTGTAAATCCTCACGAAATGCACCACGTTGGTGCTGTCTGCGAATTTTCCCTCGTATATCATGACAATTTCCTCGTTTTGCGGTTGTAGTTGTTAAGCACGCCTTTCAGTTGGGAGCCTTGGAGGACGAATTCCACCTGCCCGCCTGCGTTGGGACCTACCCCGCCGTCAAGCATGCGGAACAGCCTCGACTGCTGGCCCTGAGTAAGAATCATCTCACCGGCATTGGCACGGACATACATCTGGTCGCCGTGATAACTGTTGCCCTGGATGATACCGCCCGAGGCATATCCGCTAGTCAGGCTCTTGATCTGAGCGACCATCGCTATCAGTTGTGCAAGTCCTGCGATTCCGAATGCGGCCCAACCTATCGGGCTGAGTTGTGCGGCTCCCTTCATCGCCATAGCGAATGAAAGGGCCAAGTTTCCTATCGTCTGTGCAATGAGACCGCCAATCTGCATGCCCTTGTCTTCCATGGCAGAACCGATGGCGCTCACCGCTTGACCTGCGGAACTGAGGGCCGCGCCCATCGCACCGATTTGCGCCTTTGTGTCACCGACATCGCTCTTGAACACGCTTATGGTGTTCATGATGTTGGCGAATGTCTGCATCGTCAAGTTACCCATGTCGCCCATCGCTGTGCCTATGCCCTCGTAGAGTTCAGATGTGCGCTCAATCTCTTGATTGAGATATATCTGTTCTTTGATGAGTTTTGCGTTTGGTGAGTCGGGGATGTTCACGCCGCTGAGTTTGTTAGTAGTGGTTGGCTTATTCCCGAACAGGTCACTGAACTTGCCGAGACTGGCGCTGTCGGTTCCCTTCTTGAGTCGCTCGGTAGAATTTTCAAACTGCTTGAGCGCTTTTTTGGCAGCATCGATCTTCCTGTACAGGTCGGAAAATTGTTCGCCGTAGGCCGCAAGTTGCTCCTCGCTCAGTTGGGTAACATCCACGTTGCCCTGCAATGTCGCGTTGAGTTTGCTGAGTTGGGCCTCGTAGTCCTTCAGAGATCCTGCAGTGTAGGACGGGGTGTTGGAAGACCTTCCCGCACCGCCTTTCTTGCCTGTCTTCTTCGAGCCTCCACCCGTGGGAGCGGTGACAACGGGAGCGGCGGCAACGGGTTCGCCCTTCTGCAACCTCTCCAACTCTTTGTTGTAGGCACGGATATTGTTGTTGCGCATGGCCAATTCCTCGCTCAGTCTCTTGACGTTGCCTTCCCATCCCTGGACATGGGTTGTCTTGAGTGAGTTTATCTGCCTTGCAAGCGCGTCTGCCTGTTCTTTCTCGTATTTGCGCTCATTGCGCATTTCGTTGATGACCTGCTGACGGGCCTGTTTATCGTTATACCTGCGTTTGCCGCTGGTGTCGGTGTCGTTCTGATAGTGCGCCAACCTGTCGTTTGCTCGCTGCTGGATGCGGCTGTTGGACTTGGTAGCATGGTCGCTGATGCGGGCCTCGGCGCTGTTCCTCATGAGCAGGGCAAGCCCCTGAAGCGCCTGATTGATGAGACCGATGAACGACTGAAGGAAACCGTTGCTCTCACCGATGGCTGCCGTCAGTGTCGTCCATGAGGATGACAGGCGGTTGAGTTGGGCGTCAAGCGTCTTGCCGTTGACCTCGGCTTGAAGATGTGCCTCGCTGGTTCCCGTTACGGCTTCGGTGAGGTTCTTCACTTGTTCGGTGGAGTCGGCAAGGATGGCTGCTGCGTTGTAGTTCCGCTTACCGAAAAGTTTCACCATCTCGTTGGTGTCACCCATGCGTGCATGGAGGTTCTCCAGTGCCTTGTCGAGACCTACGACCTTGGGATTAAGGTCATCACCCGCTGTGGTGCCCAACACAAGCAGCACGTTACGCAGTGCGGTGCCCGCTTCGGCTGCATCAGGCATACGCTTTGCCAGTGCCTCAATCAGGGCCGTGCCTTCCTGGACACTCAGCCCCGCATTGCGGATGGCAGAGCCGCTCTTCGTAAAAGCGGTGGCCAGATATTCGATGTTGCCCGCTCCGTTCTTGGAACCAGCAGCCAGCACGTTGATGTATATCTCAGCCTCCTCGGCGCTCGCGCCCATCTGGTTCATGATACCGGTAAGAGACTCGATGGATGCCTCTAGGGGCATGACACCTGCCTTTGCGAGTGTGGCCGCGCTGCGTGCTATCGCGTCAAGAGCCTCGGGGGATTTGAGCAATTCGGGCATCTTGCTGCCGATGACACCGTAGGAGTCAACAATCTGACTGCTCGAGATGCCCATAGCCATTGCTGTGTCGGTGGCCATCTGCTTGACTTGGCCCATCACATCGTTGCTCAGTCCCGTCAACGACTGGAGGTGTGACATACTTGTCTCGAGTTGTCGGCCATTGGCAGCAACGTCACCGATGGCCTTGCCGAGTGAGGCCATGATTGCAACGCTTGAGCCTAATTTGGTGATACCGCCAAGTCCGGCACCGCCAAGTAGTCCGCTGACGTTCTTGCTGGCCGTCTGCGTCTGCCTCGAGAAGCGGTTGACGGATGATGTGGCACTGGCAAGGCTGCGGTCAAAACCAGCCTTGTCAATTCCTAATATGACTCGTAAATCGGCTTTAACGCTCATTTTGGTTCATCATTTTTTCAAATTGTTTTGCTTTTTCTTCAAGCCGCTTTTTGTCGGCATTGCTCATGGATGTGTCACGGGTGGCATGGTTCTCCTCCCAGGGGAAGGTGGCAATATCGCTGATGCTCATCTTCTTGGTGGAGTGGGTCTGCGCCCCGATATAGCCCACGAGGCGGGCCTGTTCCCATGCGTCTTTGGTTGCGAGATACAGAAATGGCATCAGGCATCCTATCTCATACATCCTCATCTCGTCGAGCACATAGCCCGGTGGCATGTGGCCCTGGAACACGAGGATGGCATAGATTTCACGCGCCGTTAACTTTTTTTTTCGCCGACTGCCTCGTCATCACCGCCGTTGATGAGTTTTCGCATCTCCTCGTCATTCTGCAACAGGTCACGGAACGACTTGAGTACGGAAGCATCGCACGCATCGATGAACTTGTCCAGGCTCATGTCGATGCCGGGGTTGCTCGTGATGAGGATGGCATAGTAATAGCAAATCGTGTCCATCGTCGGCCCCAAATCCTGGGACTGGCCTTTTAATCCCTCGTAGAAGATTTGTGCCCGAAGCGACCACTTGATTTTGTAACTTTCGCCGTTAATCTTTACTTCCATGTGTTAGAAATTAAAAGGGGACGGGACACGCCCGCCCCCAGGGTCATAAATAGGTTACTACACTTTTAGCCGCCTGCGCCTGCGGCAGCGGTAGGAGTCAGCGGGCCGTCACCCTGCAACTGCACGGTGAAGGTGGCGTTCTCGCCGTTGGGTGCGTTGACCTCCACGTTGGTGATCAGCACGGTGCCGGTATAACCGAGGCTCTTGTTTGAGGTGGAGCCGATGGAGCCGGTGTTGGCGGGTGTCCAGGTGTCGTCGGTGGTCTCGTCAACGCTGTCCTTCTTGTTGGCGTAGGGGTACGAGGTGCCGCTATTGCCCTCAATGCTGAAGGTGGCGGTCACCTTGGTCTGCGACAGCATCAGGTTGATGAGGTCTTGGTAGTTGTAACCTGCCCCGTCGTAACTGCAAAGGTTCTCACTGGAGGCCGACCACGAAAGGATGCCGTAGTCGGAACTCTGGAACTTACCGCCGTCATCCTTGGTTGAGGTCTGCTGGGTGTCGGTGCTGACCGTCAAGGTGTGGCTGGTAGCGAATGCGATTGATTTCACGGTGCCGTTGGCCTCCTTGATGAAGAGCATCATGTCACCGCCTTTGATAACGTTTCTACTCATTTTCTATCGTGATATCAAATGTTAAGTCCTGTAAATAACTTGTCTCGTTGTACATCTCGGCTGCATCGCTCAAGGTGATGCCGCCGATGTAGACACCGTTGATGCGGCCATAACCGCCAACAAGTGCGTCGGTGATCGAGTCAGCCAACAGCAAACCGCTCTGGTAGTC